GACGAGCTACTCGGACAGCGGCTCGTCGGCCTCGAAGGCCGTGACCATGCCCGCGAAGGAGCGCCTGTCGGAAGCGATGTTCGCCCTAAGCCGCCTCGACCCGCAGACCTACGGCGTCCGAAAGACGGTTGTCTCTACCAATTGGAACAACCCAATTGACGAATAACTTATGCCCCCCCGGAAGACGACCCCCCGCAAAAAGAAGGTAGTGACCGCCGCCCAGCCGGCGAGCGCTCCTACGCCTCAGGCCTCCTTCGGTGGCTGGCAGAGCGTCGGGCAGACCCGCCTCCGCCGCGGCATCTACAACGGCCCCGCCCAGGACTTGCGCCGGGACATGAAGCCGAGCGACCGCCTGACGATGGTCAAGCGCTGCCGCTGGGCCGAGCGCAACAGCGGCCTGTTCAAGCAGATCCTGAACGACCTCGTCCTCTACACCGTGGGCGACGGCATCAAGCCCCAGTCCCATGCGACCGACCCGGCGCTGGCCGACCGCTACGAGGAGTACTTCGCGGAGAAGTCCAAGCGCATCGACATCACGAACCGCTTTTCCTTCGCCCAGGTTCAGCAAATCCTGATGCGGGCGATGGCCCGGGACGGCGACTCGTTCGCCGCCAAGGTGCGGAACGGCCTCGGCGACCCGAAGTTGCAGTTGATTGAGGCCCACCGCGTGGGCGACCCGATGGACGTGCCTCCGCCCGAGGGTATGCACGACGGGTGCATCTTCGGCGAGTACGGCGAACTGATCGCCTTCAACGTCTACCGCTCGGACGGCTCGAACCGCCAGATTCTGGCGCAGTCCATGATGCACGTCGTCGACCACGAGTACGCCTCCGGCGCCCGTGGCGTCCCCCTGCTCCAGCATTCCATCAACTCCATCCAGGACGAGATGGATATCCTCGAGCTCGAGAAGTTGGCGGTGAAGGACAACGCCGACGTGACCCGCGTCATCAAAAAGACGGGCGGTTTCATCGACGGCGACATGGCCTCCGAGCTCGGTGCCGGCACGTCCTACGAGAACATCGCGGCCCGCATGGGTGGCAAGTTGCTTGCGCTCGAGCCCGGTGAGGAGTTCCAGTCCTTCACCTCGAACCGCCCGAGCCCGACCTTCACCGGCTTCCTCGCGGCGCTGGAACGGGACATCAGCCAGGGCGTCCTGCCCTACGAGTTCGTCAACGACCCGTCGAAGATTGGCGGGGCGTCCGTCCGCCTGATCACGGCGAAGGCTGGGCGCGTGTTCGGCAAGTACCAGCAAATCCTCATCGAGCAACTTTGCCAGCCGACTTGGGGCTACATCATCGGGCAGGGCATCGCCAACGGCGACCTCCCCGACGACCCGACTTGGGCGACCGTATCCTGGACGACCCCGAAGAGCGTGACGGTCGACGGTGGCCGCGACGCCGCCAACGACCGCAACGACGTCGAGATGGGTCTGCTGTCCATGTCTGAGCTCTACGCCCAGCGGGGCCTCGACTTCCGCACCGAGATGAAGAAGCGGGCGAATGACATGGTCTTCATTATCGACGAAGCGAAGAAGGCGGGCATCCCCGTCTGGATGCTTTACAAGCCCGGCTTCAACTGGCTGCAGCAGGGTCAGGCAAATGACCAAATCCCGCAGTCCACCGCGGAGAACCTTGACCTCCCTCCTCAGCCGCTAGCTCCTGGGGCGATGCCCGCCCAGATGGAAGACGAGCCGGCCTCCGAGGAGGAGCCCGAGGACGAAGACGAAACCAATTCCTAAACCAATGCGCTTCCTCATCAACGGACTCAAGGGCCGCGAGCCCCTGCTCATCGACCCTTCCAAGGCCAGCGACCACGCCGCCCTGGCTGAGAAGTTCGGCTTTACCGATATGCTGGCGCAGTTGTTCGGCGCCGCCCCCGAGCCCTATGTCCTGGAGAACGGGACGGGCGTCATCCCCGTCGTCGGAGTGATCGGCAAAGGTCTCTCTCCTCTGGAAAAGATGATGGGCTCGTCGGACGTCGACGCGGTTTCTGAGGCCATCGACAAGATGGTCGCGAACCCGAGCGTCCAGCGTATCGCCTTCCACATCTCGAGCCCGGGCGGCACGGTCACGGGCGTCGAGGAACTGGCGAACAAAATCCGCGGCCTGAAGGTTCCGACGATGGCCTACTCCGACAGCGAGATGGCCTCCGCCGCCTACTGGATTGGTTCGGCTGCCGACCGCGTCCTCGCGGCCCCGTCCGCCACCGTCGGCTCCATTGGCGTCTACATGGCTATCCCTGACTTTTCCAAGGCCGCCGAGATGCAGGGTATCAAGATGGTCGTCATCAAGTCCGGCAAGTTCAAGGGCGCCGGCATCGAGGGCACGTCCCTCTCCGCCGATCAGGTCGAGAACCTTCAGGCCTCGGTCGACGGCATCCACGCCGACTTCAAGGCCGCGGTGCAAATGAAGCGCAAGATGGTCAAGGCCGAGACGATGGAGGGCCAGACCTTCAACGGCAAGCAAGCCGCCCAGGCTGGTCTCGTGACCGGGCTGGCGGACTCCTTCAACGCCGCCCTCGCGACCTTCTGATGCCGCAGACCGTCCCCGTCCCCGACTACGTCAGCGAGGCCGCCCGCCGTGGGCTGGAGTGGCATCGCGAAGGGAAGTCCGGCGATGGGGTCAAGGAGCAGACCGTCCGCGAAGCGCGTGACATGGTCGAGGGCTCGATCAGCGAGGACAAGGTGCGGAGGATGGGGCCGTGGTTCCGCCGGCATCGGGCGGACATGGACGCCCCCGCGAACAAGCCGTCGAGCAAGGACTTCCCCGGGGCCGGTGCGGTCGCGTGGGCCTTGTGGGGCGGGCCTACCTCGGGCGATATCATGCGGGCGGCCGAGTGGGCCGAGCGCACCGTCGAGCGATTGGACGCCGAGAAAAACGCCCTCGCTGGTTGCCACCTTCCGCAAATCCAAATGACCATCGAAGAACAGCTGCACGAAGCCCTGGCTGCCAGCGTCGCCCTCGCCGTCGAGCGTGACGACCTCCGCGCCACCGTCGAAAAGTTGACCGTCGGCGCCGCCGACGAGCTCACCGCCGCCAAGGCTGACATCGCCGCGAAGGACGCCCGCCTGGGCGAACTGACCGTCGCGGTCGATGGTCTCTCCGCCGAGGTCGTGGCGCTCAAGGCCGCCCTCGCCGCCTTCGAGGCCGAGAAGGTCACCGCCTCCAAGGAGGCCGCCAAGATCGCCGCGAGCGTCGGCGTGTCCCCTGTCCAAATGTCCCCCGCCGACAACGCCAAGGCCGAGCCTGAGGCCGTCGACCACGTCGCCGCCTTCCTCGCCCTGCCGGTCGGCTCCAAGGAGCGCGGCGAGTACTTCGTCGCCCATAAGGCCGCCATCGTCCGCGGCATCTTCTAATCTTTCACCCTCATCCCTAATCATTCCTAACCATGGCTAACTCCATCACCGCCGCTCCCGCCGTCCTCGCCGAAGGCGTCATCGGCTCCCTCAAGAACAAGCTGCCCGTCCTCTCGGGCATCTCGACCGTCTTCTCGTCCCGCCCGGGCGTGTCCGGTCTCTCCATCCAGGTGCCCTTGATCGGCACCTCCACCGCCACCACGTTCGGCGCCTCCGGCTACCTGACGCAGGACGACGCGACCGTCACCTCGGCCACCGTCACCCTCGTTCACTACAAGGTCTCGAGCCGCTTCAGCCCGTCGAACCTCAAGGAGTACGGCGCCCAGTTCTTCGTGAACAACTTCGTGCAGACCGCTTCCATCGCCCTCGCCCAGAAGGTCATGGACGTCATCAACGCCCAGGTCACGAACGCCAACTACGCCACCTCCTCGACCTCCGGCGCTGACCTGTCCTACGCCGAGCTCGTTGCCGTGCAGAAGACCCTCGACGACGCGAAGGCCCCGAGCCCCCGCTACGCCGTGCTCAACAGCACCTACGTCTCCGACCTCCGCAAGGACACCACGATCGTCGGCAACAACGTCCTCGGCGCGAACATCATCCGCGACGGCGACCTCGGCATCATCGCCGGCGCCCGCGTCTACCAGTTCGCCAACCTCTCGAACAACAGCGAAAACCTCGCTGGCTGGGTCGCTGGCCCGGACGCCATCGCCTTCGCCTCCGCCCTGCCGGAGACCGAAATCCCGGGCTGGGAAGTCGCCAACGCCATCGACCCGGACACCGGCCTCGGCGTCCAGGTCATCATGGGCCAGGAGCAGTCCGGCTACATGAACGTCACCGCGACCCTGCTCGCCGGTGCCGCCGTGGGCCGCGCGACCTCGCTCGTCCGCCTCAAGACCGCCTGATGATTGCGGCCTGAGCCGCTCCAATCGGGGCCCCTACGGGGGCCCCTTTTTTGTGCCCCTTTGCCAAGG